GAATGTCACATACTTGCCTTTGTCGCCACGGAACACTCGGCCATTTGCTATCATGCCCGCGAACTCAACCTTGTCGAGGTATAACTCTTTCACGTACATGCCCGGCATGAAATCTCTCGAACTCCACCACCCATACTTGCGATATTGGAACTCTGGTGTGTCCCAATGGTCGGACTTGCTTGGTGTGACCACTTCTATGCCCACACGCTTGGCCTCTGTCCTGTATACCCATCGCTTGTATGATCCCTGACAGTGCTTCAGGCACGATTGCCAAAATTTTTCTTTGTTGTGTACCTTCTGGTATGCCAACGCCCATATCAGTCTGCCGAGGTTCACCGCGTGTGCCCTACACAGACCAAATCCTGACAACGACTGCAACATTGTTATGATCTCATCCTTGCGTGGATCGTTGCCCAGCCTTGTTATAAATTCCATTATCTTTTCTTCGTTCTTTTTTGCGAACGCTCTCCTGTACATGTCGGCCTCATACTTGTCGATGTTCAATACCTCGGATATTCTGTCTATGGCGTCGTCCTCATACACTATCGTGTCGCTCATGCGTTCCTGTGACCAGTCATGAAACATGGTTGCTTTCTTTCGTCCGGATATGGCCACTGGCCTTATCAGTGCTGTGGCGAACACACAGTCCTTCATGCTCTTTGGTTGTATGGCCCTGAACAGTCTCCTCATTGCCGGACTCTCTGCCTGCGTCACTCCCAATACATCTCCTCTGCACAGGAGGTCAGACGTGGCCTGGTCCTCTTCCGGATAGTCGGTCAATCGCGTGGTGGGATCTATCTCCAACAGTTGGGACAGACCACGGTTGGCCAGTATGTCCACCTTGAGGTGTTCGAGGTCCTCCACTTCGTTCTTGTCTAGCAGTATTTGATTTTCAGCCGTGAATAGGCTTTTGGGTAATTGTCTTTGAAACATCAGTATTCCTCCGCAGTGTTTTGATATGCATCTTTTTTTGCCTTTAAGTTTGTTCTCTATACGCCTTGCTTCGATTGGATCAACACCAACCGATTCATATGTAAACCTGCGAGGGAGATTACCCTTGGCACCCAATCGCTTTGCCGCTTCACGCCTTGCCGACTTATCTTGATAGAGCACGTAGTTTGATATTCGGGCAGACTTTCCGGGCCAGCGATCAAATATTCTCTGCATGACCTCCGCCTGACGATAATGGGGGAAATCAATATCAACGTCAGGTAGGTCGTCTCTGTTGGGATTGAGAAATCTTGCCACGGGTATTCCCCACTCCACAGGATCTACATCTGTTATGCCAAGCAGATAGCAGACAAGGGACGATCCGGCAGAACCTCGGGTCATGTGTGGTATGTCCCTGGTGATTGCCATTATGTCACATATTTGGATGAAGTAGTCTACGAATCGTAGTTGAAGGATGAGTTGAGTTTCCTCGGCTAGCCTATGCGTGTATTCTTCTGTGCCTGGACATTGCCTAATGAATCTATCGTACAGCCTTGTGATGTCGTTTAGTTGTTTGTCTTTTTTCATGCCTATGTTTGCCTGTATTGCCTTGAGCAATTTTATTTATTACTCGCGACAAACAGACAAACAAAAATAGGCAGTGTTAGTAGACTAGAAGTTTACTTTGAAACCCACAACTGTTTCAGTGTGGTCAAGGTTCACGTCAAAGTCGCTGTTAGCGTACACAGTTACCTTGTCGTTCATTGACTTCTGTAAGTCCAGTTCAAAAGAACTGAACGAAGCGTCCATGTTGTCGTCCACGTTGTAGTTCACACCCGTAGTAACGTCTATGCCAAGTATGTCACCAAAATTAGTGTCCAAGTACATCGCATTAGTTTCTGCTTCGATTTTTCTTTCAGCGCCTACAGTGAATCCCACTTCAGCCGCTTCTGCCGGTGCTGGTTTAAGCACAGACCATATGATCACAAGTGCCGCAATTACAGCCACACCTATGCCCATTGTTTTCTTAGTCATTTTCATAGATTTGTTTTCTCCCGTCTATGTTTGATTGAAATGCGACCACAGGCCTAGTGATCGCTCCGGATTGTACGACATATTTATTTAAAAAGCAACCTTTAATTGTAATGGTGTTTTATAAGGGGTCAACAAGTAATCTTACGCAAAATTACTGCTTTCGCTGTTGGAAAAATTTACGCTTACGCAAGTCTGCTTTGGATGTCCGCAATTACCATTTCATATAACGATTCGTTGTCAGGATGGTAATCTTTCATTCCCGGTATGCTTTCAAGTAACTTACATCTTTCAATCACGCTGTCGAGATATCTCACGTTTTCTTGTTTGTCAAACAAAGCATTTAATACAGACTGGTCCTTTACGTGTTTGCTTAATGAATAACATTTGTGATAAGGATTCTCAGATAACATTGCCTGGTACATAGGTCGCATTGTAGATAGAACACAGTTGTCGATAAACGCTGTTGTCATGTTTAGTTTACAAAGGTCACCTATCTTTTTTTGTAGTACGGCATGATAACTGTACAGTAGGTCTTCAAGCAATAGATTTATTCTATCATACGTCTTGTGTTTTGCCATTTGCTTAATTGTCTCGTCTTCTGATGATCCTCTCAAGCACTCGCTGTAATAGACAAAACAGTTTATGTTTTTAAATTTTTCGGACAGCAACTTAATATCATTTATAGTAGTTGCATTGATCTGACTGTTCCAGTTGCCCTGTACTGCCGCATTGATAATTAATTGATTTGGAAATGTTTTGTTTAATAAGGTCTTGAAGTACCTGTTATCACACCAACTGTCACCGTTTATATAAATGACACTATTGTTCTTCATCTGAATGAAGTTCGTTCAGCAATTCTCTTAATTTGTTACCTTCAACATTCGCTTTGACCTTGCCTACCGAATCGCCCTTTCTTGGATCTATGTCTTTGTCGGGTCTTGCATCTGTTGGTGCACCGCTTGGTGTAATTTTGCTTTTTTGTTTGAGGTTATCATATATTGTTGAAGTTTGTTTTTTAAACTGTTGGTACTCTGGATCCTCTGCTAGGTCTCTTATTCTTAATGTGTCTATGTCAAATTCCAAATCAATTTTTTGTCCAACACCAGAACTTGATCTTGTTTTCATAAATTGTATTTGATATCTGCCACGCTCTTTCATTGCCCTGGATGTAAAAATACCAACAACATTATCTGCTGTTTGCACTTTCGATAATCCTCCAGCAATGTGAGAATGATCAAACTCGATCTCTTCGACTGATGCCCTGTTAAGTTGCGATGCCGTAGCCATTATAATGTTTGATTCTGTTGCAAGATTTCTTAATTCTTCAGAAACATATTTGTCCTTTATAAAAAGATCCGCGGGAGACACACGTTTAGATTTTGGCATCATGAGATCCAAATAATCTATCAATATACAATCAATATTTTTCTTTTGTTTTAATTGTAATTCTTTTATGTACGCTTTGAGATCGTTCACGTTGCTACCACTTGGTAGATATTTTATCTGTATACCACCTGATTTCTTTGACATCATTTTGACTTTCATTTCAACGTTCTCGATATCTTTCATTACTTGCCTAGTTGGTATGTTTGCTAACATCGAATCCAATCTCATTGCCACTAACTGTTCACTCAACTCAAACGAGATGTACGCACAGTTCAAGCCAGCGGTTGCCCAGTTGACTGCTAGATTCTGTAGGAATAAACTTTTGCCTGCTCCTGATCCACCTGCAAATATGTTTAACTCACCTTTGTTGAACCCACCATATAACTTCTTATCAACATTGGGCCACCCTGTGCTGACCTGCCCGTTGGAGTTTTTTAAAGCCTCCAACCTACCTCTTGGATCCTCGAAGTAATCTGTACCTAAGTCTTTTGTAAGACTAATGCTAACTGCTTGTTTAATTTTATCTTCTACTGGATTGTAATCGCCCTTTTCAAGTAGATCCGCTGACTCTAAAATCGCTTTTTCCATTGCTTTGTGTCTTGAAAAGTTTTCAAACTCATCAAGCAACCAAGTGAAATGACTTGGATCGAGATCCTTTGCCGATTTCAGTTTGATTTCGTGTTTAGCATTTACTTGGTCAACATCGGGCATTACTTTGTATTCATCCGAATATTCTTTTACGAACTTGGCTATTGGTTGTAGTTTTCTTTCAAAATGCACAGGATCAAAAATATTCTGTGCCCTAGCAAACGATTCAGCATCTGCCAAGAACATTTCTAAATATAATTTTTGTACATCAAACGAATAATCAGCCATACATCTTTCTCTTTAAATCTATTTTCAATTTACTTGACTCTGTTGTTTTTAGTATTGATTGTAAAGTAAACAGCCTGCCATATTTTAACACAGCATCTGCCACATCGCCAACCGTTTTATCCCATTCTGGAAAAGCAACGCTCCATCCAAATTCCAATGCCTGGTCCACTAATTTTTGTCCTGGAGCATCTCTGTCCGGAACTACTATGACTTTTTTGTTAAGGCCATTAAGCAAATCTCTTTGTGTATCATTTACCTCTGATCCCAATATGCTGACCCCAGATATGGTAATAGCATCAAAAGGTCCTTCAGTTACTATTACAAACTTCCGTGACCAGTCTTGTGCGTCCATATTGAAAACGTAACCAGGTTGTACCTCTGTAAAGTATTTTGCTTTTGGTGAATCAGTAAAACTCCTACCAGTGAATCCAACAATGTCACCTTTCCAATAAAAAGGAATGATCACACGTTGATCAAAATCAAATTCTTTCACAGGTGAGTAACTGAAATCATACCAACTGGGATCAATTCCTCTACTTGAAAGATATGTTAAGAATTGGTCTATTTTTTCATATTGCCTGTCAGTAAGATCTTTTGCTAGATATTTTTCTAACCATGTTTCAATTTTTTGTGCGTTCTTAGGAAGTGTTTTTTTATTGAAGTTTACAAATTTTTTCTTCTCATGTGTAACACCGGACTCTTCGTGCCTCATTGCCTCAATGGCTAATTTTTTAATTACATCATCAGCAATGCCAAACCATGACATAAGTTGTCTCATTTTATAATTCAGTTTACGTCCAATAACGTAACTGGATTTGAATCCACAGTTGAAACAATGATAACTTAACGTGCCATCGGCAGATACCATTATGCCTCCCCTTTTTCTTTTATCTGCATTCTCTCCGTTGTAAACACAACAAGGTGCGTTGAAGGATATCCATCCGGATGGTGTCTTTTTTTGCCCAGGAGGCAAGGACGTCAGAATAGTCGACTGGATCAGGTTCATAAAACTATTTTACTGTCTATATAGGATTTTGTCAATCTTACCAGTATTACCAG